GGATACACCAGTAGTTCCAGACTTCAAGGTTAAAGATCAGACCNTAGCTCACCAGAATGTGCCGCTGAGCATCCGCGCGCTCGATAGAGATAGGGATGATGCTGGATGGTGGGTTGTGATGCCCACAATCGCAGCTAACAAGCGCCTCAGGATGACTTTCGCTGAGGGCGTAGACATCGCCAAGGCTATGCTTGAGACAGACATAAACGCTGATGTGCTGGTTGTTTATAGCCAGGATTTCAGCCAAGGGGTACTAATTCCCAAATCGGTAGAAGTTCAGAAAATTTACTGAAGTCGCAGTTTGGATAGGAGCCCGGCTATTTCGCCGGGCTTTTTAGTTTTCAGATCCGCCGCCCGCTGCCCAGCGGTGCGTCCGCTAAATGCTCCGCTGCATGTGGGGCTTTTCATTTCCGACTCTCCCATGCCTGCGTCTTTGCTCTCCGGCGGATGCCAGGCCATGGAGAGCCGGTCCAACACCTCAGCCCGACGAGGGCCAAGAGATGCCCAAAATGCCTGAGAAATCCCCTGACCTGTGGGCTGCGCTGTTCGCGTGGCTGGCGATGCACCAGCCGCAAATCTATGCGGGCCTCACTGCTGTGGCGACCGCATTCGTGCGGGTTGTGTACGGCGGCGGCGGTCACCGGCAGATGCTGCTGGAGGGCGCCCTGTGCGGCCTGATCGCCGTGTCACTGGTGCCGCTTCTGGAGTACCTGAGCATGCCCGCCAACCTGGCCACGTTTGCCGGGTGCATGGTGGGCTTCATGGGTACTGAGAAGCTGCGTGATCTGGCGGTGCGGTTCGGCGAGCGGAAGGTGGAAGGGCGGTAGCGAGAAACAAGACAATGGCATTGACTCCGAAACGGGAGGCCTTCTGTCTGGCCTATCTGGATGCAGGGAATGCCAGCGAGGCCTACCGGCGCGCATACAGCGCCGAGAAGATGAAGCCCGAGACCATCCACAAGCGAGCGAGTGAACTGCTGGCTGACGGGGAGGTTGCGGGGAGGATTGCTGAACTCCAACAGGCTGCCGCGTCCGCAGCAGTGATGAGCCGCCAGGAAGCGCTGGAGCGCCTTTCAGGTTTCGCCCGGATCGACCTGGCGGACCTGATCGAGTTTGCCGAGCATGAAGTTGGCGTCGACGAGAACGGCCAGCCGATCATTCAGGCCGCGTGGCGCATCAAGGACTCTGTGCTGCAGAACCCTAAGAAAATGGCCGCCATCGCCGAGCTGAGTGCTGGCCGCGACGGAATCAAGATCAAGACCCACTCCCCGCTTCAAGCCATCCAGCAGCTGGCGAAGATGCAGGGCTGGGAGTCGGCGACGAAGCACGAGCTGTCTGGCCCTGGCGGCGGACCCATCGAAACGGTCGACCTCTCGAAACTATCCGATGCGGCCCTGGCCGAGCTTATGGCGGCGCGCCCCGCTAAGGGGTGAGCATGCTGCCTTCGATCATCGACATTGAGCGCGAGGCCTGCCGGCGCAGCTTGGCGACGTTCGTTCGTGAGGCCTGGCATGTTCTGGAGCCTGGGCAGCCCTACATTCACGGCTGGCACGTTGAGGCCGTGTGCGAGCACCTGGAGGCGATCACGGCGGGCGACCTGACGCGCCTGCTGATCAACATCCCGCCCGGCACGATGAAATCGACCCTGGTGTCGGTGTTCTGGCCGGCCTGGGAGTGGGGACCGAAGGGCATGCCGCATATCCGATTCATCGGCGCGAGCCATGAGCAGGGGTTGGCGACCCGCGACGCCCTCAAGATGCGCCGCCTGATCACCTCCGAGTGGTATCAGGCGCGCTGGCCGCTGGAATTGACCGGCGACCAGAACCAGAAGACCTACTACGAGAACGCCAGCACGGGATTCAGGCAGGCCTGTGCCGTGGCCAGCATGACCGGGCGCCGTGGCGATCGGGTGGTATGGGATGACCCCCATTCGGCTGAATCGGCGCTATCTCTGGCGCACAGGGAAACCGCCCTGCGGGTATTCCAGGAGACGCTACCAACGCGCCTGAATAACCCGGACTCGTCAGCAATCGTCATCGTGATGCAGCGGCTGCATGAGGCGGACGTTTCGGGGTTCATCCTGGAAAACGATCTCGGATATGAGCACCTGTGCCTGCCGATGGAGTACGAGGCCGAGCGCTGCTGCGTCACCAGCATCGGGTTCGTCGACCCGCGCACCGAGGAAGGCGAGTTGCTGTTTCCCGAGCGCTTCCCGCGTGAGGTCGTGGAGCGCGACAAGAAGGTCATGGGCGCCATGGCCGTTGCTGGCCAGTTCCAGCAGCGCCCGGCGCCGCGCGCCGGCGGCCTGTTCGAATGGGACAAGCTGCAGGTAGTTGATGCGGCGCCGAAGATGCGTTCCATCGTCCGGTACTGGGATAAGGCGGGCACGGACGGCGCCGGCGCCTACACCGCAGGCGTCAAGATGGGCGCTGGAACGGACGGGCTGTTCTACATCCTCGACGTGGTGCGCGGCCAGTGGGCGGCGCCTCAGCGTGAGCGAACGATCCGTGCCACGGCCGAGCTTGACGGTCACGGCGTAGGGATCTGGATCGAGCAGGAGCCAGGGTCTGGCGGGAAAGAGTCGGCAGAGTCGACTATCCGCAGCCTGGCCGGCTACACGATCAAGGCCGATCGACCGAGCGGCGACAAGGCGACACGGGCCGAGCCGCTGGCCGTCCAGGTTGAGGCCGGCAATGTCCGACTGCTGCGCGGGCCGTGGAACCAGGCCTTCATCGATGAGGTGAAGACATTCCCGGCCGGCAAGTACAAGGACCAGGTGGACGCTGCGTCTGGAGCGTTCAACAAGCTGGCCGCGCCTCGTGCGGTCGGCATCCTTCTCCCTGGAGCGCGGTAAATGCCCATCTTCAAGCTGACGGCCAACTCCGGGCTGGCCATGGTCGTGCGTGCCCGCTGTATCTCCTGCGCCCGCGACGTAGCAGCGGAACATGCCGGCGCCGAGGGCACGATGCTCTGGCGCGACCCGGCGCAATCCACGGTCGAACTGATACGCCCTGACGATAAGCAGGGCCTGATCCTCAAGTCGGAACCTCACGATGGCTGACAACCTGACGCTCGCCGTCAACCACGCGATTGGCGACGCGATCTCGCGCGCCCGTATGCGTGCGGCAAATCCGCTGACCGGCATCGACGGCAAGCGCCCGCAGGCCTGGTGCGAATATGGGTTCCCGCAGGAGATCAGCTTCGAGGACTTCGCCGGCCTGTACCGGCGCGGCGGCCTGGCTCACGGCGCAGTTAACAAGCTGATCGGCACCTGCTGGAAGACCCCGCCGCAGGTCATCGAGGGTGAGGAACAAGATCGCGCCAAGGAGCTGACTGCGTGGGAAAAGGCCATCAAGCCGGTCTTTGCCCGGGTACGCCTCTGGAGGGCGTTTGCGGAGGCCGACAAGCGCCGCCTGGTCGGTCGATATTCCGGCCTGCTGCTGCAGTTGCGCGACAGCCGCGCATGGGATCAGCCTGTAACCTCCGGCGCCAAGGCGCTGGCCAAGGTGATCCCGGCATGGGCTGGCAGCCTGACCCCGCAGGAATTCGACACTGACCCGAAGTCGGAGCGCTACGGCGAGCCGAAGATGTGGCAGTACACCGAAACGTTGGCCGGCGGCAGCGTGAGACGGCGCACGATTCACCCGGACCGCGTGTTCATCCTGGGCGACTACTCGGGCGACGCGATCGGATTCCTGGAGCCGGCATTCAACGCCTTCATCTCGCTGGAGAAGGTCGAGGGCGGCAGCGGCGAGTCGTTCCTCAAGAACGCGGCCCGCCAGTTGGGCGTCAACTTCGACAAGGAAGTGAATCTCAACGAGATCGCGGCCATGTACGGCGTCAGCGTCGACCAGCTTCAGCAGAAATTCAACGACGCGGCGCGCGAGGTCAATCGCGGCAACGATCTGATGCTGATCACCCAGGGCGCGACCACTTCCGCCCTGGTATCGAACATCCCGGACCCGCGCCCGACCTACGACATCAACCTGCAGACGGTTTCAGCCGCCCTGGACATCCCCAGCAAGATCCTGGTGGGGATGCAGACCGGCGAGCGGGCCAGCAGCGAAGACCAGAAGTATTTCAACGCGCGCTGCCAGTCCCGTCGCGGCGAACTGACCTACGAAATCAACGACTTCGTGGCGCACCTGATGCGCATCGGTGTGGTTGACCGAAAGGCCGAGTTCACCGCGATCTGGGATGACCTGACCAGCGCGACGCAGGCCGACAAGCTGGGCGAGGCCAAGATCATGGCCGAGATCAACGC